AATAAATATTATATATTTGTTTTAGTATTTCTTTTACTTAAAACAATATTTAATTATAGAAAATGTACTATGAGTTACATTGAATGTAAAGTTCGAGATGTAAAAAAAGAAAATGGGTATATTAATAATTTTTTAAATCAAATTATTAATATAAGAGATAAAGATGAAATTGTATTTATATATATATATTCATTTTTAATTATTTATTATTATTACTTTTAAATTAATTTCTTTTTCCAAATGTAAATTCGGAACCAGAAGCTATTTCTCTTTTTTTTTGATTTGCAATTTTAGTTGCTATTTCATATAACAATTTATAATCTATATTATGAACTTGGTAAATTGAAGATATTTTTAGTTGATTCATTATATCTGCATATGCCGATCTAAATGTGCTAGTATAAAAATTAGATAAAATATATTCAAAACATTCTGGTTTTAAATATATTTCATATAGTGTTTTAACCATTCGTCTTACGTTTGGAACTTTTTGTAATACAGCTTTGTCAAGTTCATCATTTAAAACTTCTAACAATACAATACAGTGAAATCTTATTGGATTCATCTTAAAAGCAACTTAAAAGCAACGTATATATTATTTTAAATTAAAATATAATCATTTTCTTCAATTTCAACTATTTTATCTTTTTCAACAATATCAACTATTTTATCTTTTTCAACTATTTTATCTTTTTCAACTTCATTTTTTTTAATTTTAGTTTTATTTTTATTTTTTGCTTTGGGATTATAATTATATACTTTAATTATACATTTACCAGAACCGTGAAATAACCCAGATGTATTTTCAATAAAATCACTACACCAAATAAAATGATTTATTTTTCTTTTTGAAAAATTTAATTCTTTTTTTAATTGTTTAATTGAACGTCCACGGAAATCATATTTTTTTAAACAAATTTCAACTGGATTCATTTCACACTTTTATTTTTAATTTTTTTTAAAACTTTAAATTATCTTATCTTTAATTAAATCTTTTAAAGTTAAAGATTCAACTTTTTTATTTATACCAAAATGAAATTTATTAAATAATATTTGTTTAATTTAAATGAATAACGTCGATCCTAAAAAACCAGTAGACCTTACTTGGCACGAGCAACAAGAAAAATTATTAAAAAATTGGGCAGAAATAGCATCAAGTTATCGTTGGATGCATTACCAGGCTTATATGACATATAAAAAGAAAAATCTTTGGTATATGATTCCATTAATAGTAATGAGCACTGTAACAGGAACTGCTAATTTTGCTCAAAGTAGTTTTCCAGCAGTAATAAGACCAAATGTCCCACAAATTATAGGTGCAATAAATTTAATTTCTGCTATAATGACAACTATTTATCAATTTTTAAAGATATCTGAATTTATGGAATCACATCGTATCAGTGCTATAAACTATGGAAAATTAACAAGAACCTTAACTGTTGAATTAAATTTACCAGTAAAAGATCGTTCTTCAGGTGGTGCCGATTGCGTTAAAGTAACAAGAACTGAAATAGATCGTTTAATAGAACAAAGTCCTTGTATACCAAAACACGTTTTAACATTTTACGAAGCTGAATGGAGTGGTAAAGGTATTGCCGAACCTGAAATAATAATAATAAAACCAGTAGATATTTATAAAGACCTTGAATCTAAACTTGCAGTTCAAGTTGCCGAAGCAGGTATAAAATTTAAAGAAATCAAAAAAAATAAATTTATAAATTTAATGGAATCTATAAAATCAAATGTAAGTGGTAGTCCAACTACAAGAAAAAAAGAAAATTTAAAAAATGAACTTAATAATATTAAAAATTCAAAATTAGTTAGTTCATTAAAAAGTGCATTTACAAATATAAATTATACATCTAGTATTCCAGATACAGAAAATTACACACAAGAAATTATAAATTTACCTGATATACAAGATTTTTTACCTGAACCAAATGTTATTATTCCTGAACCAAATGTTATTCCTGAACCAAATGTTATTATTTATGAACAAACGAATAATAATAATAACATTGTTCCTGAACCTATTGTTAATTTACCCGAAATTTAATTTAAAGTTTTAAATGATTAATAAAATAAATAAATTTTATTAATGAATTCTATTTATTCATTTTTTAAAAATGAAAGTTATAATAAAAATACATTAAAAAAACAATATCAAGTTTTTAAAAATTATTTTATTGAACGAAAAAAAATAAAAAATATTAGATTTTCAGGAATACCAGAAGATATCAGTGAAAATATAATAAAATATATAATTCATAAACTTGGAGATACAACCTCAAGTTGGGATTGTTGTTTAGGTGATTTGTTTTCTCTAAAAGAAGGTAGACAAGAATGTAAATGTTTTACAAGTGTTGGTCCAATATCATTTTCACCAAAATCAGATTGGAATGTTATTTATTTTTTAGATGCAACTGATTTTTTAAATGATAAATTTAAATTATATAAATGTGAACATAAAAAATCTTCTAATGAATGGAAAAAAATTAAAGTAAATAAAACAGAAACATTTGAAGATCAAATTAAACAAAATAGAAGACCACGTATGTGTTGGTCTTTGTTAAATACACAAATAAAATATGATTTAGTATTTTCAGGAACTTTTGATGAAATCGTTAATTAATCTGTTAGCAATTAATTGAATAACTGGTAAACTAACTGCATTACCAGCTAATTTATAAAGCTGTGTATCTGATAATTTTTCTAGTTTATAAGTATCGGGAAATCCTTGTAGATTAAAACATTCTCTCGGTGTAAATTTTCTAATACCAATATTATCTAAAATTAATGGAACATTATGACCACCGCCTCCCATATTAGCAGTAAGTGTAGGACATTCGTTACTTTTATTTTCTCTTATATAAACACGACGATACTGATAAACAGTATCTTTTTTAACAACATTTGCTTTAACAAGATCCCAAGTTACTGATTTATCTGTATAATAATATTTTGTATCCACTTTATTTTCTAATAAAAGGTTTATTTTATTTTTTTTTATTTTATCAAAATCCAAATTAAAAGAATTCATTTCATTTTTAGTACATACAATATATATTCTTTCGCGGTGTTGAGGTATTCCAGTAATATCAGAAGTATTAAGTATTTTATAATTAATAAAATACCCTTTGGCAATCAAATTTTTTTTTATTATTTCAAAAGTTTTTTTATTATCGTGTGATAATATATTTTTTACATTTTCCAAAATAATATAACTTGGTTTGTGATATTCAATTATTTCCAATAATTTCCAAAATACATTTGATCTGATGTCATCAAAACCTTTTTGTTTACCAGCAATACTAAAACCTTGACACGGAAATCCAGAACAAAGTATATCGTGTATTGGTATATCTTCAACTTTAATATCATTAATATCTTTTAATAATAATTTAACGCTTGAGCTTTTAAAATTGTTATCATAAATTATTTTTGAACCTTTAAAATTATCATTTGCAAATACACATTCAACTTTACCAGTATTTTCAAACGCAAGTGTAAATGCACCAGTTCCCGCACATAAATCTATCATTTTAAGTTTAGCCATAAAAGCAACTTATAAAGTTGCGATATTTTATTTTAATTTAATGATTTAGTTTTTAAGTTAATTAAATTTTTAATTTAGTTAAATAACAAATAATATTTGTAACTTTAGTTAATTCATTTTTTCCACGTTTATAAGAACAAACAGAACGATTAATTTTATTAATTTTTATTTGAGGTTGGTAACTTATTTGGTTTTGTTGAATTAGTTGTTGTTCTTGTTGTTGTTGAATTGCTAATTGTTGAATTTGTTGTTGAATTAGTTGTTGTTCTTGTTGTTGTTTAATTGCTAATTGTTGAATTTGTTGTTGAATTTGTTGTTGTTCTTGTTGTTGTTGAATTGCTAATTGTTGTTTCTGTTGTTGAGATTTAATCTGTTTTTGTTCTTGTTGTTGTTGAATTGCTAATTGTTGAATTTGTTCTTGAATATTTTTTTGTTCTTGTTGTTGTTGAATTACTAATTGTTGTTCTTGTTGTTGAATTGCTAATTGTTCTTGTTGTTGTTTAATTGCTAATTGTTGTTCTTGTTGTTGTTGAATTGCTAATTGTTCTTGTTGTTGTTGAATTGCTAATTGTTCTTGTTGTTGAATTGCTAATTGTTGTTGAATTTGTTGTTGAATTTGTTCTTTAAGTTTAGTTTGACGTTCTTCTTGCATATTTTGTTCTTCATTTTGTTCTTTTTTAAGTTCATTTTGACGTTCAATTTCTTTCATATTTCTTTCAGTTCTTACTTCTTCTAAACGTGCTAATTGTTGTTGTTTAATTTTATCACTTTTACGTTGACGTTCTTCAAGTTTTTGTTCTTTTTTAATTTCTTGTTGACGTTGAAGTTCTTTTCTTTCTTTAATTAATTTTTTTACATTTTCTTCTTCATCAGCTATTTTTTTTGCTTCTTTTTTATTTTTCAAACTGGTTTTCCATTTATTAGCATATTCGGAACTTAAAGATTGTTGGTCTTGAATTTGTTCTATAACTGGATTTGCTGTGTAATAGCGTTTAGTAAATTCGTGGGCTTCTTCTTCATCAGCTATTTTTTTTGCTTCTTTACGATCTTTTATTTTTCTTCTCCAAATATCTGTAACAACTTCTTCTTGGTCTCTTGTTATACCTGCTTGATATTGAAAATCTTGAAGAGTTTTAGCATCTTTAGCTTGTTTTTTTGCTTCTTTTTTATTTTTTAAATTGGTTTTCCATTTCTTAGCATAATCGGAACTTAAAGATTGTTGGTCTTGAATTTGTTCTATAACTGGATTTGCCGTGTAATAGCGTTTAGTAAATTCGTGAGCTTCTTCTTCTGTCATATTTTTCATATCTTCATGTTTTTTCATTTTTTCATTTTCTCTTGCTATACCTAGAGCTTCATTAAAATCAACATTTTTAGTTTCTACAACACCAAAACGATTTTTTCTTTTAACCATTACTTTAAATTTAATATAATATATTAAATTTAAAAGAATTTATTTTTTTTACGCGTTTTAATGATTTTAATATTGTGCATCAAAATTTGAAACAACTATTTTTCCCATATCACAAAATTTTAAACCAGTATCATAGTTTAAACGGTAATTTTCATCTGGTAAATCATCAAGATGATATCCAATTAATACAAATACTAATTGGTCAACTAAATTTTTCCACTCTTCAAATGTTTTCATTTTAAGTTGTATTTTTTTAAATTTTTAAATTACTTTAAAAATCTTCATCAACAGAAAAAACTCTAACTTCGCTGTTTAAAACTCCAGCTTTTTGATATTCAGCAACACGTTTTTCAAAAAAATTAGTTTTACCTTGTAAACTAATTATTTCCATCCAATCAAATGGGTTAATGGTATTGTAGTATTTTTTTAACCCCAGTGAAACAATAAGATGGTCAGCAACAAATTCAATATAATTACTCATAGTAACTTTATTCATACCAATAAGGTCAACTGGTAAAGATTCACAAATAAATTCTTTTTCCAAATCAACAGCGGAAATAATTATATCTAAAATAACAATCGGATCAGGTTTATTAACAATGTGGTCATAAAGTAAACAGGCAAAATCACAATGTAGTCCTTCATCACGGCTAATAAGTTCATTTGAAAATGTCAAACCAGGCATTAAACCACGTTTTTTAAACCAAAAAATAGCACAAAATGAACCAGAAAAGAAAATACCTTCAATACACGCAAAAGCAATAAGACGTTCTACAAAAGAACGTTCAGAATTAATCCACCGAAGTGCCCATTCTGCTTTTTTTTTAATAATAGGTATAGTTTCAATTGCTTTAAAAAGACGCATTTTTTCACGAGGTTCTTTGATGTAGGTATCAATAAGAAGTGAATATAATTCGGAATGGATATTTTCAATCATTATCTGAAATCCATAAAATGCACGGGCTTCAGGAATTTGAATTTCTTTCATAAAACGCACAGCTAAATTTTCCAAAACAATTCCATCACTGGCGGCAAAAAATGCAAGAATATTACTAATAAAATATTTTTCATCGGAATTAAGTTTTTCCCAGTCTTTTAGGTCTTCTTGAAGGTCTATCTCTTCTGTAGTCCAAAAACTTGCTTCAGCTTTTTTATACATTTTCCAAATATCGTGATATTTAATTGGAAAAGCGCAAAAACGGTCATTACTTGGTTCTAGAAGTGGTTCCATTTATTTATCTTATTTATTTTATTTATTTTATTTAACTTTTAAAACTTTAAATTATCATTAAATTAAATTTTAAATTAATTTTCTTAAATCTGGATTAATTTTATAAAAGTAATTAAGTATTTCAATAACTTTATTAAGAGTTGGGTTACAAATACCGATACATTTTGCAATTTCAGATTTATTTGGGTGTTTTAGCCCATAAGCTTCTTTACAAACATAATAAATTAAACCAGCAATTTCAGATTTTGCCGCAATACCTAAAAGATGTTCGCGAGTATGTTCTTTAATTATACACATCGTTTTAGTAAAATGGTGTGGTAAACTAAGTTGTGAAACGTATCGTGAATACATAGATTCATTTTCAGAACCTTTAAATAAAACCCAAGAATAATCATTATTTTTTTCAAAAATTTCTCTAAATATTTTTTCACCTTTTGTAAAATCGGCTGAATGGTCTATATCAAATGCAGAAGCAATATCTTCACGATTACGTTGATTTTTTTCACTAAGACAAGCGTAAAATACACAGCAAGCTTTCATACCACGTCGGTTACCACCACGTTTAAGTATATCAGTTTTTAAAATAATACCCCAGAATAATTTTGCAGTATTAAAAATGTTATCCGATAAATTTAAAATTTCTTTAATTTTTTCAAATGAATATTTACCTTCATCAAAAGCACGTTGTTTAGATGAATAACTAGCACGTATAGCGATTTTAGATAAATTAGTATATCTTTTAACACCTTGATCATCAAAATGCCACGACCAATGATATCTAGGAATAAAAGTATTACCTGTATCATAAGGATTTGTATAATCTAAAACGTTTCCACATCTTGTTCCTGAATTTTTAATAATACTTGATTCATCTTTATAATTATTCCATTCAGGATCATCTGAAATTATACTTGATTCTTGAATAAAACCACAATTTTTACAAGTTATATCGCCAAAAGTTACTATAAATTTTTCCGAATCTGAATTACAATTTTTACAATGTTTATCATTATTTAAAGTTGATGATTTATCTGTTGTTATACTTGAATAATAGTCGGACCATATGTCATCTAAATTTAGATTTTCTTCCATAAATAAAACTTTAAGCTTTTAAAACTTTAATCTTTTAATTTTTAAGTATTAAACGATTTGTAAAAAAAATAAAATTAAATTTTAAATTAAAATAACTGTTAATTTAAAAGAATATATGGATACACAAAATGTTTCTGCTCAATTATACATCAAGCAATTATCACCTGATCCTAAGGCAGGGTTATATGGATGTGATTCACAAACATATCCATATTTATCTACTTGTGTAGACAATATTATAACAGATAAAGCTATAGAAAATGCTTTTCAACAACAGTTAGATTTATCAGAATATTACAAATCACCAGAAGTTTTTGATGTAATGAAAAAAGAATATACCGATCGCACAATGGAAGGCGAAAATGAAGCAAAACCGCAAATAACTCCCCCAAGTATACCTGCAATGACACCTATTCCACCAATGATACCAGTAGGACCAACTGATTTTCTTAAAAATATGTTAAATATTTCTAGTTTTGGAGCTATGAGTGATAATATAATACTTATTGTTATTGTTATTATTATTATTGGATTAATTTGTCTTAGTATTAGTGGAAAAATTATGTCTTTTAATAATTTGACTGGTATGAACAGTGGACGTGGTGGATTTAATATAAATTTTTAAAAGAATTTAAAGAAAAATACCGTTTCTTATTAAGAAACTTTTAAATGGCTATATTTACAGCTACTGAAGTTGAAGAAATTGTTAAAAAAATCCAAACTTTAAAAAATCTTAAACATACTTCTGATGAAATAACAGAAATGGAAGAATTTTTGGAATTTAGAACATCTAACAGAATGTTTTTTGAATTAATTTTAGCAGATAATAATATTCAAGAAAATATTATATTTAAACAAATGTTAAAGATGAAACGTGAACTTGAAGGAGGCAAAGACCAATATTCAGTTGATGTTAAATTTGGTCAATATATGGCTGATAAATATTTACCTAAATTTTAAATTTTAAATTTTAAATTTTAAATTTTAAAATTATTTTTTCATATTTTTTTATTGTTGCACTCGATATACCATATCTTTCACTAATTGATTTTAAATCAGAGAAATTAAGATATTTAATAATTGCGGCAAATTGAACTGGAAGATTATTAAATAAACCAGCTTCTGTTAAATCATTCATTACTTTATTTACTTCTTCCTGTTGTTCTCTTGTTAAATTTATTTTTATTTTATTTTCAAACATAAATTCATAACCCCGAATACCATTAAATATTATTTTTAAATTGCTATCAGCTTTAGGTAAATCACCTAAATCTATATCATTAAAATATGTTACTAAACGGTCTTTTGGAATATCAATTAAATTATTTTTTAGTGCATAATAAAGTGATAATACTATATAACCTTTTCTGACACTTCCTTTATTTTCACCATTAACGATTCTATCTTTTTTAAGTACAGTTTCTTGATAAATATAAAATTTAGTAATATTAAGATATATATTTAATGCTGTGTTTTTAATCATTTCAAAATTTAAATCTGAGCTTATACGGTTTAATGCAGAATCAATCATTTCAGCAACTTTATTAAATGCAATTTCTTCTGGTGTTGCTCCACGTTTTTGAACTTCCATAAGTCTTTTAGTTCCTGCATCGTCACTTGGACTAATAAAAGTTCTATTAAATCCATAAGGATTAACTGAAGTATGTTCTCTTTGTGTAAAACCAGGTAAAGTTTGGATTTCTTCTTGGGTAAGGTTTTGTTGGTATTGGTGTTGATCTTGGTGTTGGTAAAGGTGTTCAAATGGATCTGATTCTTCAGAAACACTTGTAATATAATTATTTGAGTTTAAACAATTTATTAATATCAATTTTTTCTCAGGGTCTTTAATTTTTCTTGGAAATAAAAATTTATTTATAATAAATAAAATTTGTTTTTGAACAATTACATTATTCATTTAAAAAGCATCGTTATTTAATTTAAAGTTTTAAAAGTAAAGTAAATATAAAATGTCCGACTTAATTTCTTCAGAAAGTGATTCCGATGAATTAGTTATTGATAAACAAACTTGTATAAATCAATTAATACAAAAACAAATAGAAGATGATCTTGCAACTCACGATTTTTCTAAATCTCATGTTAACCGTGAAGATATTCAAGAAATGTTGAATATGAAAATAAAAAATATAACGCATTACCAACGTGCATTAGTTCATAAAAGTATATATAAAGCAGTTAAGCGTTATCAAGGAAATGATTTACAAGAATATCTTTTTCAACACAATGAGCGTCTAGAATTTTTAGGAGATTCAGTGTTGGGGTTAATCGTTGCAAATTATTTATTTCATAAGTATCCAGAAAATGATGAAGGTTTTTTAACACGTATAAAAACTAAATTGGTAAATGGCGTTCAATTATCAAAATTGGCGAAACAAATTAATTTAGGAAAACACATTCTTATGAGTAATCACGTTGAAAATATAAAAGGTAGAAATAGTCAAAAAATTTTAGAAGATGCTTTTGAAGCTTTTTTGGCAGCAATATTTAAGGATCTTGGATTTGATGCAGTAAATTCGTTTGTAATTAATTTAATTGATAAATTAGATTTTAATGATATACTTTTTGAAGATAATTATAAAGATATACTTTTAAAGTATTCTCAAAAAGTATTTAAAAATTGCACACCAGAATATATCTTAGTAAATACAGAAGGACCACCCCATAATAGGGTATTTAATGTAATAGTTACAATAAATGAAAAACGTTATGAAACTGGTTCGGGTAAAAGTAAAAAACAGGCAGAACAACTTGCTGCAGAAAAAACTTTAAAATTAATTAATAATTAATTAATAATTAAATTTCGTTTAAATTAAAATAATTGAACTTAATATAAAATGTTTAATTTATTTGGATTTCTTAAAAGAAAAAAAAAGGGATGTGACCGTCGTAAAAAATCTTGTCGTAGACCTACAAGATATAATGTAGCAGGTTCACCTTGTAATCGTCTTAAAATGAGAACTTGTAAATCAAATCGTGGATGTAATTATGTTCGTCGTCGTGGTTGTCGTCGTGCTAGAAACTGGCGTAATATAATTGCTCAACCAGCCGTTCAAAATCAAATTGCTCAAGTAGCTGCTCAAGCAGCTGCTAATGCTGCTGAAAATGGTGCTCCTATAGCTCAACAAGCTATAATGGCAGGCGCTGCTGCTGCCGATGTTGCAGCTGCCAATGTTTTAGCAAATGGTGGAACTCAAGCAAATGCACAGGCTGCTGCAATAGAAGCAGCTCAACCAGTTGTAGCTGATATTATTCAACAAGCTGGTGGTAATGCTCAAGATGTTGCTCAAGCAGAACAGCAAGTTCAACAATTACTTCTTGAAGCTCCACCACAGGAACCTGTTCTTGGTCCAGAAGATTTCGCTGAACTTCCTAATCAAGCACCTACTAGAGAAATTAATGATAATATAAGAGCAGATGCTTCTAACAGGGGAACAACTGCTGCAAATGAAGCAGCTGCAAATGCACAAGCAGCAGGTAATAATGCTAATCAGATTCTTTTAGCTGCACGTAATTCAGGTGTTGCCGCAATTAAAAATTATTTACAAGAACAAGGTATTGTTTCTACACAAATTACTCCTTTTTTAGTAGAATGGAAAAGAGATTTTCAAGTGCAGGCAGCCGCTTTTGGTCGTCGTCGTAATTTTCGATTTGGAAACAATTTTCGCCGTTCACGTTTTGGAAGTGTGTGTTCTACACTTTTTCCTAGTAATACATCAACTTGTTTAAACTATAATGTAAATGGAATGTATCCTTGTAATTGGTCAGGTGGTAGAAATAATCGTTGCCAAATGCGTCCAGGTGGTTCAATTCCTTATAGTGCAACTGGTATGGGTAAATACCAGTCATTTGTAATTGCGGTTGTTCCGGGACTTGCAGGTGTTGCTGCTGCACCAATTCCACCACCAGTTGGTGGTTTAAATGGTATTGATGAAGAAGATGTTGTTGCACCCGTTAATGCTGCTGACATTCGTGGAATTTATGAGTGCATCGGACGTAACCAAGCAACTTGTGGAGGAAATCCAAATTGTAATTGGCAATCAGGTGCCAATAGTGGTCGTGGTCGTTGTGTACGCCAAGTAGGTCATCTTGGAGGTGAACAATATCAAGGTCCAATGTTGCCTAGTGCTTTTGGTAAAAGACTCCGTCGTTACAATGTTTCAGGTTCACCTTGTAACAAACTTCGTAAAAGAGTTTGTCGGTCTAGTCCCAATTGTAGCTACACCAAACGAGGTTGTCGCAGACGTTCAGGAACTAAATCGGGAGCTATGGTTTATGAAGGGCCATCACTTGCTTTTGGTTCAAATACCGGTTGCAAATCTGGAGATGTTAAATGTATAAGAGATTTTTATAATCAATTAAACAAATCTAAAGCTAAACCAACAAGTGGTAATGTAAGAAAATTAATTAATTCATATGAAAAAATGAATAAAATTGGTAAACGCCGAAAAGTCAAATCTAGTCGCAGAAAATCAGTTCGTAAACCACCTGCAGCACTTCTTAAACGATGTCGAAAGTATCGTATTAAAACAACAATTAAACGTGGAAAACATCGTGTTTATAAAAGTGCAACTGTTCTTAAGAAACTAATTAAAATGAAAAAAATGAAGAAAAAGAGCAAAGTTTGTCGTCGTCGCCGAATGGGATTTGGTCGGGGTCCTAGTGTTCCATTCCCAATGTGTCATGACAAAAATAGAAAACCATTACCAAGTGTATCAAAAAGTACTTGTATTAGTCAAGGTAACTACTGGTGGTAAATGTTAAGCGTTAAAAATATTAAAATAAATTGAATACATTCATTAAGAAGTAATTACTTTTTAATGAATTTATTAGAAGCATTGGAGGTTTTAGAACTTTCCGATGATTATACTCCAGAAATGTTAAAAAAAAATTACAAATTAATGGCAATGAAATATCATCCCGATAAAAATAGTGAACCAGATGCCAATGATAAATTTTTAAAAGTATCACAGGCATATGAATTTCTTTTAAATCCAGTTCCTGTTTTTCAACAACCAGATTTATCTTTTATATTTAAATCATTTAATCCATTTAATTTATTTAATCAAATTCCAATAAAAAAACAAAATGAAGTTTTAATTGATTTAACACCTAAAGAATATTTTACTGGAACAACAAAATCTGTAAAAATACAAGGAGTTTGTAATTGTGAAAAAAATTTATGTATAAATTGTGCAGGTTCTGGTTTTAATTTAAAAAATAATAAAGGCATTATTTTAAATACTTGTATGGAATGTTTGGGTAATGGATATCTACAAATTTGTAATGGAAATTGTAAACAAATTATAAATATAATTTTAAATTCAAATTTAAAATTAACTGAATTTTTGCATCCAATTGTTGGAATAATTAAAATAAAAATTGAAGAACCATATTATTTATATAATGGTAAACTTTTTTGTAAATACAATATTACTTTAAAAGAATCTTTAATAGGATTTAATAAAATATTTAAAGATCCTTTTGACACACCACATAATATTTGTATTAATAAAATAATACAAACAAATGATGGTTATAAACTTGGTTCAATTGATTTGACTTTGGTTTTTAATGTTATTTACCCTGAAAAATTAAATCCATTGGTTATTGAATTATTAAAAGATATAAACTTTTAATTTCTTTTTAAATTTTTAACGCTTAACATTTACCACCAGTATTTACCTTGACTAAGACAAGTACTTTTTGATACACTTGGTAATGGTTTTCTATTTATGTCATGACACATTGGGAATGGAACACTAGGACCCCGACCAAATTTCATTCTGCGACCAAACTCTACAGGTCTTACTTTATAAACCGTATTCCCCTGCTGACACGACGAAATCATATCTTGTTCACATTCCCCTTTCATTGCATTACAACCTTTTTGGGGGACATTATATTTAGAATTACATCTTTGTATTGCATTCTTACATAAAGGTAAATTTTTCATAAGACAATTTTGAAACCCCTTCTCTGTTTGTCCAGGTGCCAGCCAGATCTTCTCCGGTAGATCCGAACGACCAAACTGTAGTGAAGGTCCTTCATAAACCATAGCACCTGATTTAGTTCCTGAACGTCTGCGACAACCTCGTTTGGTGTAAGAACAATTGGGACTAGACTGACAAACCCGTTTTTTAAGTTTGTTACAAGCTGAACCTGCAACATTGTAACGACGGCGACGTTTTCCAAAAGCAAGTGATGGTCCTTGATACATTTTTGAGTTAGTTGACGAACGTCTGCGACAACGACCACTCATATATTTACAATTGGGATTAGACAGACATACCCGTTTATTAAGTTTGTTACAAACTGGATATGGAACTAAGTAACGATTTTTACGTTTTCCAAACTGAAGTGCAGGTCCTTCATAAACCATAGCTCCTGATTTAGTTCCTTTACGTCTGCGACAACCCCGACGGGTGTAGCTACAATTGGGACTAGACCGACAAACTCGTTTTTTAAGTTTGTTACAAGGTGAACCTGAAACATTGTAACGACGTAATTTTTTTCCAAATGAATTTGGTGTTGTAAATCGTTGAAATGGAGCTCCTACAGGCATATAACTACCATCTGGTTGACCCATAAAATTATAATTGGGTGGAACCTGTGTAGGAACAGCTTCTCCAAAGAACTCACGAAATACTCCGTATGCAGGTA